CTAAACTAAGTTTAATTAAAAAGCAGATACAATGGCGAAGAATGTAGAAGTTTTAGTTGATGTTAAAATTACTAAAGACGAAACTAAACAGCTTCAAAAGAATTTAGAAGAATCGAATAAGTTAGTTGAAGAATTAGCTGGTAATTTTGATGATTTAGCCAATGCACAAAAAAAAGCGGGCGCTGGTGCAAGCAAAGCAACTGATAAATTAAATGATTCTTTAAAAACTACTCAAAAAGAATCTAAAAAAACATCCGAATCAATACAAGAGGTTACTGGCAACGGCGGTGCTATTGCCATATTAGACCAATTAACAGGTGGCTTAGCTACTAGGTTTAGAGATGCTTTTGAAGCCACAAAGCTATTCAACCTATCATTAAAAGGTACTAGAACAGCTTTAATAGCTACTGGAATAGGTGCTTTAGTTGTAGCTTTAGGTGCTGTGGTGGCTTATTGGGATGATATACATTGACTAAAGGAATACAAGACAATCTATCTTCACAAATAACATTATTAGATAAACAAATAGACTTAAATAATGCACAAGGTAAAGGAAGCGAAGAATTACAAAAACAAAAATTAGCTTTATTGGATTTATCAAAAGAACAAAACGAAGCTGAAGTGGGTATATTAAAAACTCAATTAGCTAGATTAAAATCTACATCTACCGAGGTTAGTTTTTGGGATTCTATTGTAGGTTCGGTTAAGTATGTAGCCTTTGGTGCTAATGCTGCACAAGCAGAAGCTACAAAACTAGCAGCCGAAAGACTATTAGCTATAAAACAATTAGAAAAAGCTATTACTGATGCAGAAATAAAAGGTAAAGATTTAGAATTAACTTTATTTAATATAAATAATCCAAAAAGTTCTGGTGATGGTGACGATTCAAATAAAAGAACAAAGGTGGAGGGTTTAGGTAGTCTTAAATCAGAGGGTTTAACTGAGGATGCACAAGAAATAGTAAACGCTCAATTAAGAGCAAATGCGCTTGAAACAATATACAAGGATTCTAATGATTTAATAGCAGAATCAGATAAAGCATTAACCGATATATTATTAGAGTCAAGTAGAGCAAGGATAAAAATAAGTAACTTAGAAAAAGAAACGAAGGAGGAGAATTTACAGGCTATAAATAGCGGTTTACAGCTTGCTACTTCTGTTTTAGGTGAATCAACTGTGGCTGGTAAATTGGCTGCCGTTGCACTAGCAACTGTAAATACCTATTCCGCTATAGCTGGTCAATTAGCAACATTCTCACAGCCCGGATCACCACCGATTCCGGGATATGCAATAGCGCAAGCTGTAGCCACGGGAGCTTTTGGACTTCTAAACGTTAGAAAGATTCTAGCTGTTAAAACTCCAAATATAGGTGGTGGTGGTGGTGGTGGTGCATCCTTGCCCTCGTCCACAGCCATTCCAGCCCCTTCATTCAATGTTGTAGGTGATACTGGTACAAATCAATTAAACGATGCTATAAACGAAAGAAATAGCGAACCAGCAAGGGCGTATGTAGTTTATGAAGATATAAGCACAGCGGAACAATTAGAACAAAATGCAATACAATCAACAAGGATAGGGTAATAAAAAATATAAAAATATGATGCCATTAGTAGAATTAATCATTGACGAATCAGAAGAACAATTTGGAATAAACTAGACTTTAAAGCAATAGATGATGAAAGAAAGGTTTTATTTGGTGCTGTTATGATACCAGACAAAAAGATATTGAGAGTAGATGAAGAAACAGGGCAACATTATGAGGTGGTGTTTTCTCGTGAAACCTGTAGAAAGGCTTTGCAATTATTCTTTAAACATAACTTTCAAAATAACACAACAGAACACCATAAAAGCGATTTGGAAGGAAATACTGTTTTTGAAGCGTGGGAGAAAGAACACGATGTACATGATAAATCTGTAGCATTCGGCTGTAGCGATCCTATAGGCACTATCTACATCTCTATGAAGGTAACAGATGAAGATTACGCTAAAGCCAAATCGGGCGAGTTTAAGGGCTTCTCATTAGAGGGATGGTTTAAAGGAATTGAAGTAAAAGCATCAAAGGATTTCAAGCAAACAATAAAAGAAATATTAGAAGATTAATCTGAAAATATAACAGATCATAAATAATATTTATTTAATAGTGTAGAATGATAATTAAATTTTATAATAAATGAATAAAGTAAACAAAGCAGAAGAAGTGGCTACTATGGCTACAAAAGCCCTAAAGGGTATCGCTGTTGCTTTAGGAATTGAACAAACAAAAGAGCATAAGTTCGAAACGCTTACCCTAGGTGAGGGTGACGAACAAGCTACTTTAGAGGCTGATGCTTTTGAAGCTGGTCAGGCTGTTTTTGTTCTTGATCCCGAAGGCAATAGAGTTCCTTTACCTGTTGGAGAATACCCAACCGAAATAGGATTAATTGTAGTTTCTGAGGAAGGCATGATTGCAGAAGTGCGAACGCAAGACGAAGAAGAAGTTGTTGAAGAGGCACCAATGGAACAAGCTGAAGCAGAAGTTGCTAAAGCACCTAAAAAAGTAGTAGAATCTATTTCTACTGAAACGCATTTTTCTAAAGAGCAAAAAGAAAGTTTAGATTTGCTTTTTACTGAATTAAAACAAGATTTGTTTTCTAAAATCGAAGGTTTATTATCTGTAGGTGACGAAGTAGAGTTGTTAGATGGCACACACGAACTAGAGAACAAAGATGAATCTATTGAGGTTAAGAATGGTAAAGTTGAAGCAATCGTGGAAACTAAGCCAGCTAAACATTCAATGTCTAAACAAACAAGTAAAAAATTAATACATCAAGAGGGTAAAACGAAAAAATCTCGCTTGATTAACTTTCATAACAATAGAAAATAATGGCTACAACTGTAACTGTAAATAGTAATTATGCTGGTAAAGAAGCTGGCGATATTATCGGAGCTTCATTCAAAGAAGCCGACACACTTAGCTCTGGATTCGTAACTGTGTATGCAGATATCGATTACCAGATATCAATTCGTAAAATTGCGTATGCTAATGGGCGTACCGATTATACTTGTGGATTCACTCCGCAGGGTGCTGTAACTCTTTCTGAGAAGATTCTAGCCCCTAAGAAGATCAAAAACGAATTAGAAATTTGTAAAGAGGATTTACGTCAAATCTGGTCTAGTGCAACTATGGGCTTTTCTGCTCATAATGACAATATGCCACAAGATGTAGAATCTGCTTTGCTTGCTGAAATTGGTGCAGACGGTGCTTCTGTAACAGATGATAACATCTGGCAAGGTGATGCAACTAACGATGGTGAGTTCGATGGATTTATCAAAGCGTTTACTGCTGATGCAAGCCTTGTAAAGAATGGTAACGGGGTTGCTAATTTAGCTGTGCCTGCTGCAATTACAAGTGCTAACGTTCTTGAATTTATGCAAAACACAGTGGCAGCTATTCCTGTTGCATTACGTAGAAAATCACTAGGATTTGGTGTTTCTCCTGATGTTGCAGATGCTTGGTCACAGTATCTAATCTCTAACGGACTTTCTAACGGTCTAGGTGGTGATGCTAATACGGCATTGGTATATGGTCGCTATACGCTTACAGAAATTGGGGGTTTACCTGATAATACTGCTGTAGTAGCTGAATCTAAAAACTTGGTTTTTGGAACTGGTTTATTAAGTGACCACAATGAGGTTCGCATTAAAGACATGGATGAATCTGATTTATCAGGTCAAGTACGCTACAAAGAAGTATTTACTGCGGGTGTTCAATATGCCAATAGTGAAGATATCGTTTGGAATGTTTCAACTTCAGCATAATAAGCTGAATAAATAAACTAAAAGAGGGTAGGGGTTCTTTGCTCTTACTCTCTTTTTTTTTGTAATAACTTTAAAAAAAATAAATATATGGCTTGTGATTTAAGTCTTGGGCGTGGAACATCATGCAAGGACAATCGAGGGGGTATTAAAAATATTTACTTCGCAAATAATGAAGATGATTTAGACACTACCGCTACGTTAGACGGTGACGATCAAATTACCGCTTTCGCTACTCTTGTAACTTTGTATAAATACGAAGTTCGTGGTGATGGCAATACATTTGACGAGGCTAACGCTGTTGATAAAACGGCTGGAACTTCTAAATGGGATCAAACGTTGACCGTAGCACTACAAAAATTAACTGTAGCAGATAACAAAGAATTAAAATTAATGTCTTGGGGCAATCCTCAGATAGTGATTGAAGATTATAATGGTAATTTTAGAATTGCTGGATTTGAGAATGGTTGTGATGTAGCTGTATCTACTGCTTCTGGTGGTAATATGGCTGAGTTTTCTGGGTATAACTTAGAAGCCACAGGAGAAGAAGTAGCCCCTGCCAATTTCATCGATCCTACTATTATTGGTGATGATGTTAATACTACGGTAGTAACTGCTGCATAGTTCTTTGATTTGATTTAATTTACTAAAGGTGGGTGTTTTACACCTGCCTTTTTTCATTTAGTAACAAAAATGTAACAATTTGTATTTAATAGTATGAGATACTTTCAAACAAATGCAACTGAAACGGTAAAATTCATTCCTTCGGATTACAATATATCTTATGATGTTATTGTTGAGGTCATAAATCAATCAACTAGGCAATCTACAGAATACAATAAAACACTTGTATTGGACGGTTATTTGTTTGAGTTTGATATAACTCACCCATCGATTGAGGGTAGTATGTTATTAATGCGAGTGAAAGAAAATACAGGAGATTCTGAGGTTTATTGGTCTACCTTGGTAACGGTGACTGACCAAGTTTCTACAGATTATAAAATTCAAGATGGAGAATATGAATACAATTCTGATCCAGATTTTGAATACATAATAAATACAGAAGATTAACAATATGAGTAATAAAAAAAACAAAAGGTTTTCATCTGAGCCAAGCGTCTTTAATTTTAAGGGTTCCGCATACACAAGCCCCTGTGTAAAAGAGATGTCAAAAGGTGGAATTGAGTTCGTTGATTATGGGCTAGATAATACTACAGATAAGCTATACAAAAACAACTATTTCAAATACTTAGGTGATAGAGCATTATACTCTAATACAAATAAAACTGTTATCGAATCAATCGCTTCTTTAATAGTTGGAAAGGGTATTGATGCTTTAGACTCTAGTAAGAACCCCAAGCATTATGCAGTACTAAAATCGTTTGATTTAGATGAAGATTTGTACAAGTTAGCTTATGACAGAAAGACATTCGGAATGGGTGCTTTGATGGTGACAAAAACAAAAGGAACTGTTACTAATATTCAACATTGGGCAATGGAAACTTTGCGTTCTGGTATTCAGAATGAAGATGGGGAGGTTGAGCAATGGTTTTATCATCATGATTGGAGTGCTAAAAAATACGGTGAAGATGCAGATGATGTATTCCCTGCTTTTGGTTTTGGTGGCGATAGCTCTAACGAGATTTATATTATTAAATCATATACACCATTTTTTTCGTATTATTCACCTGCCGATTGGACTGGCGCACTCCCTTATTGTGTAGCTGAAGAAGAAGTTGGTGATTTCTTAGTAAACGAAGTGAAAAACAGTTTCTCAGGAACTAAAATGGTGACTTTTTCAGATGGTAAGCCTACTGAAGAAAACGCTAAAAAAATATCAAGAGAAACGAAGAACACGATGACGGGTTCTACTGGTTCTAAAGTTATCGTATCATTTGTTAATGGTCAAGAGAATGCACCAGTAGTAGAGAATTTAGATTTATCTGATGCGCCAGACCATTATACATATTTATCACAAGAGTCTGAAAACAAAATTTTAAAGGCTCATCGTGCGCCTACTTGGTTATTGGGCGCAAACTCAGGTGGTAATGGCTTATCTTCTAATGCTGATGAAATTAAAAATTCAATGTTAGTATTTGATAACTTTGTTATTAAGCCGTATCAGAATGAAATATTAAAAGCAATAAATGACATTCTTTCTTTAAATGGTGTTTCGTTAAAGTTGTATTTTAAAACTATACAACCGTTGGAATTTATTGATTTAGATAATGTATCTGATTCAGAAACCAAAGAAGAAGAAACTGGTGTTAAGCAAGAAATGAGTAAA